TAATGTTCCAATAAAATATCTATGCCATATCATTCTTTGATTAGCTTGATTAAAAACTGTATTTTCAGGGTAAGTAATTAAAGCATTAGTTCCTAAAGTAGCCCCTGTATCCATATTACCGTCTTGAATTGAAGAATCTTCATTAAAATCAGTAAAATACTCAATCGTTACTTCTCCTCCAGAGCCATCCCCATCATCGGTATTATTTACTAGAAAATCTATATAAGGAAAAAGAAATTGAACCCCAATATCGGTACCAGGATTCCACTGCTTTGAGGTAATGTTAATATTAGATATTTTTGTGAGATACCCTCCACCTGTATAAGTTCCCGTCCAGATAAAATCTGGTTTAGAATCATAGTCTATTTGAAGAGTATCTGAATCAATAACTCTAACTTTAAAGGTTTCTATATCATCAGTTATTGTAATTCCATTTGCGCTTGAAATTGCAACGTAGTCGCCATCATTAAGATTATGATTAATAACAGTTAGGCTTTGCGCTGCTGTATCCATATTAGTGATATAAAGAGCTTCAGTGTTATAAGATCTATCTCCATCAATTACGAATACAAATCCTTCCTGATTTCCAGCGACAATGTTGGGGAATTGTTTTTGTGCTTGAACTCCTTGCCATGTTCCAGACCATCCCTCCCAAGTTCCATAAGTTCCGCCTAAATCAGCCCAAGTAAGAACAGAATCTCTTTGGAAATAACCAAAACAAGTAAAACTATCATTAAAAAACGACCATGTATTATTTATATAATTCCACACAAGAATTCTGTTAGGATAAGTAGGATTGGTATTTTCATTGGGAAAAGTCCAATAAACAAGCTCTCGATAATAATCTCTTATCCCATAAACTCGTTTAGGTCCTTCGGATGTATTATGTATTTTAAACACTTCGTCAGGAATCTTTTCATCTATTCTTTCAACATTAACGCCATTACAAGCATGTATACCAACGTTTCCAACTCCTACCGCCATTTTATCAAAGCCAATGATAGAATGTGTGCTCTCTGCACCTAATTCAGAGTTCATTTGCGCCCATCTAAAAGGTAGGGTTTCATTCCCTGTGTAAACTAATTCCCATGTAGATCTTTCAAAATAAACTATAAGACGATCTTTTACTATTTCACAGGTTACAATCGATTCTTGTGTATAAGCATCTATGTATCCACCTTTACCTTTAACAGTATCATACCAGGCATCAGTGGTTAAGGGGCTTCCATTCTGTGAAAATCTAGCTCTATTTGCATAGGTACCATCAGATTCAATGGTATTAAGAGCTACTAATCTATCTTTAAATCCTACCAGGATCAGAGCTGAATCTAAAGTTCGTGCTCCTCCAGACACTAAATCAGGGGTAATTGTATTCCACGTTGTTGTATTGTCTAAATATCTTATTCCATCTGCTTGGACATAATTTACTACATACAAAAAAGTAAGATCAGGAGTGCTTCCTCGATAATTACATGACCAATAAAAATCTGAATCTGTACCAGTCCAAATAGCATCACCAGCAACTGCCTCTGCTGTAATTCTCTCCCAGAATCCACCTGATCGTTGGTAAGAAAACTGCTGATCAAAAGCTACAATAAGCTCATAGCTTAAAGCTTCTTGCTCTCTTCTAGCCAGTGCCATTACAGGTGTAGATGGGTAAAAATAAACGTTGGTAGTTGGCGTAGCTCCTGTAATTGTAACGCTACCTGTAGTAGTATTGTAAGTACCACTTCCAGATGTAGCTAACAAAGTACCTGGGGTTCCTGTTTCCTTTACTGTAAAAATAACAGAACCAACAGAAAACATTTGGCCTATTTCAAAAACAGTCCCTGGAACAGTTGTAGCCCCTAGATCTCCTGACCCATCCGTGGTTCCAATATTTACTCTTAATCGGCTAGATAAAGCAGTACCACCAATATTATAATAACCAAACCTCTTTTTAACTCTTCCTCTCCAGACATAAGCATCTTCTAAATATTGATATGCATCTTCAGGCAGAAGCCAAGGTTCAATATTGTTTTGAACACCTGTTTCGATTGGAGCTATTTTAAAAGGTTTTATGGACATTATGCAGGACCTATTGCAAAATATTGTATTTGATCTATTGATGCTGTGCTAGTTAAAACAGTGAAACCTGAACCGCTAACTGATAACGATTTTACTGTGACATTAGATTGATTTGTATCTACAGCAGTTACTTGTAAGGTATAAGGTGAAGCGCTAAAATTAGTGGTAAAAGTAACAGCTCCATTATTGCTAATTGTTCCAGTTTTACCAAAGGTAATACGAAAACCCCAAGGACTTAAAAAAGTATATTGAGTTCCAGATACAACTGTAGATGTTGTTAAGTCAATATCTGTAAGTTGTAGCTGAGTTCCATCACTCTCTCTTCTAAAATATAAACCTGTTATCAATGCAATAGTTTCTTTAGTAAATAAACCGCCTTCATTTGCTGCTGTTGTAGGAACGCTTCCTTGTTCAGGCATTTGCAAAAACTTATGTTTACCCTGATTTGCATCATTATATGCCACATGATTCACAGAATTAACTGTATCAATAGATGTAAAATTATTTAATATTTGACTTTGAGATTGACTAGGGTCATCTGTAGCTTGAGGAATATTGTTTGTATAAGCCATTTATTAAATCCTATTTTGAAAGTTTCCGTAAGGAAAGCCTGTCATATCTGTGTAGATGGTTGCTGTCCTTTGATTTGTTCTTTGTACAATTGTACGTCTTAATACAAGTCTTTCCTGCTCTTTGTATCCTGGCATCAAAGAGTTAAGTCCTGTATCATCTTGTGCATCTTCCATTATCTTTTTAGCAGCTCCATAGGCTAGATATTGCCACCATTGTTTAAGCTCAGGATAATCCGCATCATCAATCATTTGAGTAGGTCTCTTAAATGCGTTAATTTGAACCTTGTAACTTTGATCAGGAACAGGTCTTAAGGTAATAATGTTATTATAAAACATTAGTGCTTGTGACCTATTTGGTTGATAAGGAACAGCGGTAAATGTCACTGTGTTTCCCGATGGAATAGTATTACTAAATGTAACGCTTAGATCACCCGTAATATAATCAACAGATCCAGTGATAGTGGTATTCGTATTTGATTGCTTCCAAGTTCCGTCAGATCTATTGGTAGGAACATCCACGCAGTTAATAGCTACATCTGTAGAATCAATAGCCCCCACAGTTACAGAATTTTGAAGAACGGGAACATTTGCAAATGTTGTCGTATAGGGTCCTGCAGTTCCGTCACCTTCTACTGTAGAGACAATTTGAGATAACATAGGATAAATTCTGAAAAATTGCTCTCTATCCTGAGTGTAGAAACACTGATATCCTGCAACGTATACCGGAGGATTTAAAGTAATATAAACGTCCACAGCGGGTTCAAATTGATCTACATTCGAACTATCGGTATAGGTATAAACCTGCATAGTTCTTAAATCATATTGGTCCACATTTGCAGTGGTCATAAATTCAAATGTACTTGCCTCACTAAATAGTCTTAGATTTTCAGGCATATCAAAAAGATAAAATGTATTCACATATTCATCTATTTGAGCATTTGTAATTTGTTGAATGGAAGAGCGGCCTGTAAGCCGCCTAACCTTAGTTCTTATATTTGAGAGAGTACTCATTCCACATCTTCCATAAATTCTAAGCTTTCAAAACTACATCTTTTCACTTGTTTACCTGCGTCTATTGTAGGCAACCCATTTGCATCCATAACATAAGAATGTTTTGGATACCAACAATTTTGATTTAAATGCTTAGCTACCATTAAAGGTACATCATAAGTTTCTCCATCAACCATTGTGTATTTTAGTAATTGATCACCTTTATACTTTTTAAAACTAAATGTAAAAGATCCCCCTCTTGGCTCATAACATCTAAAGATTCCTTTAACCATTCTATGGTCTTTTTCCTGAAATTTACGCATTTCATCAGGTGTGATCTTTCTAGTATTTCTTGGTTTTTGCATAAGTCTTGTTGGCGCTGACATATTTACTCCTTTTATGAGACGTTTCGCGTTGCGTCGTCTAGATTATTCGCATAGTTTTCGTTGGCTGTTTCACCAACAGGGATTATTAATGCAGATTGCACAGGGGATCCTGGTACAGAAAATGCATCAAAATGTGTACTATCAATATCAACAGTTATAGAACTAGAAGTTACTGATAGGATATTTCCTAATTTTTCATTTATTTGAATCATTCCATATGTTTTTGGAACGTTAATTCTTACAACTTGACCAGCGGTTAAATCATTAGTTTCGGATAAACTAATTACTGCATTACTTTCCTGACTTATCGCTGTTATAGAATTGTTTGCTGGATAGAAAGTCATTTTTCCTCAAAAAAAGGGGGATTTCTCCCCCTAATATTTACTACGAATTGCTAACACTAAAAGATTTACCAGCTCTCCAATAAATCACATCAGATGAAGAACCAGCTGGGCTATCTGCACCAGCAGCTAATTGCATTCCGATATAAGATGTATTGTAAGTAGCATCATCTAAATTATTTGCATAAGTACCATTAGCAGTTTCACCAATTGGAACTACTAAAGCAGGGCTGAAAGGAACATCAGCGTTGACTGGGAAAG